GCACCAAATAGGGAAAGTCTAACGTCAACTGTGAAGAATTTTCATAGACTCATACAAAGGTTAGAAAATAAAGACATCAATAGTTATAAAACATATTTAGATTTAAAAAATGCTGAAAGTTGTAGGAATGGTTTAGTTTATCATTTAGGTCACTACGAATTAGATACACATAATAACAAAAACAAACTAAAACCCAAACAAATAAATTATCTTCAATATAAATTTAAAGAATTACACAACCAAATAAAATTGTTAAATATAGAACATAAGAATATATGGAATATAGAAACAACTTTATGTGCTTATAAAAAATATAATAAAGGTAAAAGATATATTGGTTATTATATAGATAGACAAAGGCAAGAAATACAAAAGATGGAATCTAATATTAAAAACGGAGTTGACTGGAGTGTTCTTTGGGACTTTAGAAAAGAAAATTATGAAAGAAAATGGCTAAAAGAATAATAGCAATAGGTGGAGAACCTGCAAGTGGGAAATCAACTTTAATGAAGTATATATTGAAACAATACGAACCATTAAAAACTTTTAAATATGGACTTGTTAGGGGTTTATACAATGAAGAAAATAATTTATATTTTTTAGGTATATATGATAATTCTGTTTTTTGTGGTACAGATAAATTAAGTATGGCAGTTCAACCTCATTTCTTAAATCTTGTTGAAAAAATGCCAGAATCGACTTTTGTATTTGAAGGCGATAGATTATTTAATCAAAGTTTATTTGATAAAAAAGATTGTGAAATAATTGTTTTAAATGTTACAGAAAAAACAAATGAAGATAGGCACAAAAAAAGAAATGATAATCAAACTGAAAAATTTAAAAAATCTAAAAAAACAAAAATAAAAAACATTTTATCTAAAAATAAAGTAACATTAATTAATAATGATACGGAAGAAGATAATAAGAAAGCTAAAGAAACAATATTAAAACTAATAAAATGTCAAACAAATCCGACACTATAAAAGAAAGATTACTTCAAGCATTAGAACAATCTTTAGGTATTGTCACAACTGCTTGTAAAAGTGTTATGATACATAGGTCTACTTATTATGAGTATTATAAAAATGATTTAGACTTTAAGAAAAAAGTTGATGATATACAAAATGTTGCTTTGGATTTTGCTGAAAGTCAATTACATAAACAAATACAAAGTGGAAACACATCTGCTACTATATTTTATCTAAAAACAAAAGGTAAAAATAGAGGTTACATAGAACGGCAAGAAATAACTGGTGCAGATGGTATGCCAACAAACTTTCAAATAGAAATAATAAAACGTGAGGATAAAGACTAATATAGTTTTTGAACATTTATTAGAATCAACAAAAAAGATAACAATAGAGCAAGGTGGAACTAGGTCTGGAAAGACTTATAACATTTTGCTTTTTATTATTTTTAAATACTGTTTAGAGAATACAGGTAAGACAGTTACGATATGTAGAAAAACATTTCCTGCTGTACGTTCTTCTGTTATGCGTGATTTTTTAGACATACTAAAACAATATAAATCTTATTCAGAAGAGTTTCACAACAAGTCAAACCACGAATACAAGCTAAATGGAAATCTTGTAGAATTTATATCTTTAGACCAACCACAAAAGGTAAGAGGTCGTAAAAGAAACTTGCTATTTATAAATGAAGCAAATGAATTAGATTACGAAGATTGGCAACAGTTAATATTTAGAACAGAAGATAAAATCATTTTAGACTTTAATCCATCTGATGAATACCATTGGATATATGATAAAGTAATTCCAAGAGATGATGCTGACTTCTTTATTACTACATACCTAGATAACTCTTTTTTAAATGAAAGTATAAAAGAAGAAATTGAAAGGTTAAAAGAAACAGATGAAACCTATTGGCAAATTTATGGTTTAGGTTTAAAAGGTATTTCAAAAGCTACTATCTTTAATTACTATGAGTTTGATACATTACCACAAGATGCAGAGTTTATTTCGTATGGTGCTGATGCTGGTTATACAAACGACCCTACAACTTTGGTAAGCGTTTACAAACAAGGTCATAACTTATATATCAAAGAACATATTTATCAAACGCAAATGACTACTTTTGATATTGCAAACAAATGGAAACAGATTGGAATAGATAGAGAATTAATTTACTTTGATAGTGCAGAACCTAGATTGATTGAGGAACTACGTAGAATGGGTTTTAACGTACGACCAAGTTTAAAAGGTACTGATAGTGTAAATGCAGGAATAGACCTCTTAAAACGCTTTAAAATACATATTCATAGAGATAGTCATAATTGTATTCAAGAATTTAGAAACTACAAATGGCAAGAAGACAGAAGTGGCAAAATGATAAACAAACCAATAGACAAACATAACCATACAATTGATGCGGTTAGATATGCGACTTATTCTGTATTAAGCAAACCTAACTTTGGAAGATACGCAATTGTCTAAAATAATTTTAAAATAACTATATATAAGTATGAAAGTAGAATTGATTGTACCTAATAGTTTAAATGAAATAACACTTGGTCAGTACCAAGAGTACATTAAACTAGATAAACTTACTGAAACTGAATTGTCTTATAAAATGATTGAGATATTCTGTGGTTTAAAACCAGAGCATATTAGATTGTTAAAAGCAAAAGATGTACAAGATATTGTAGGTATTATTTCACAGATGTTTGAATCTAAACCTAGTTTGGTGCATACGTTTAAAATGCAAGGTGTTGAGTATGGTTTTATAAATAACCTAGATGAGATGTCTTTTGGGGAATACATTGATTTAGATACTTACATAGGAGATTGGGATAACATTGAAAAAGCTATGGCGGTTTTATATAGACCAATTGAATTAAGAAAAGGAAGTAGGTATCACATAAAAGAATATGAGGGTGGAGATGCAGACCATTTAAAAGGTATGCCATTAGATGCTGTGATTAGTTCTATACTTTTTTTTTACAATTTAGGGAACGAATTATGTCAAGTTACGATGAACTCTTTAATGGAGGAGGAAGACAAGAACTTACTAGAGTTTCTCAATTCGGAAGCAAATGGGGATGGTACTCAAGCGTTTATGCACTCGCTCAATCAGATATTAGGAGATTTGAAGATATCACTAAATTAAAAATGCACGAATGTTTACTATTCTTAACCTTTGAAAAAGAGAAAAACGAAATAGAAGCATCACAAATTAAAAATAAGTTCAATGCAAGGAATTAGAGGATTTTACCAATTAACGCAAACCATCAAAGAGCAATTGCTTAATGATGTAAATTGCAATACAGTTACAACTGGAGATATTACAGAAGTGGATTTATCAAAGCAAACGATATTTCCATTATCACATATTATTGTAAATAACGTAACATCAGAAGAACAATATTTAGGTTTTAACATTACAGTACTTGCAATGGATATTGTAGATGAAAGCAAAGAGCCTACAACTGATATTTTTAGAGGAAACAATAATGAGCAAGATGTATTGAATACACAGTTAGCAGTATTGAATAGACTTACAATGTTATTAAGAAAAGGAAACCTACATACAGATTTATATCAGTTAGATGGTACTCCTAATTGTGAACCATTTTACGAAAGGTTTGAAAATAGATTAGCAGGATGGGCTTGTACGTTTGATGTGTTTATTCAAAATGATATTGATATATGCAGTTAGAAGAAACTAGAGAGGCGTTAAATAAATTCGCTAAATATGTTGTACAACAATCAAGAAGCAATCTTACTAAAAGCGATAAGAACGTTTCTAAAGAACTTTACAATAGTTTAGGATATGATTTAAACGTTTCTAAAAATAGTTTCTCTTTAAGCCTCTTAATGGAAGATTATGGTATGTTCCAAGACAAAGGTGTTAAAGGTAAAACAAGTTCAGCAAAAGCACCTAATAGTCCATTTCAATTTGGTAGTGGAACTGGAAAGAAAGGTGGTTTAACAAATGGCATTGATAAGTGGGTACGAAGAAGAAGGTTTCAGTTTAGAGATAAGAAAGGTAGATTTATGAGTTATCAATCAACTGCTTTTTTAATCACAAGAAGTATTTACAACAAGGGTATAAAGCCTAGTATGTTTTTTACAAAACCATTTGAAAAAGCATTTAAAGGATTGAATGAAGAATTAATACAAGCGTATGCATTAGATGTACAGAAATTTATGGAAACAACGATAAAAGATAATTTTAAAAAATAAGAGATGGCAATTAATTTAAGAAGTCCATATTACATTGGTATATCAAACGGAAGTTTATCTTATGCTACATTGGAGTTAAAAATTTGGAATACAGAAACTGGAACTCCAGCAACTCCTCAATATACTTTAAGAAAGTCTATAATAGTTGGTAGCACTTCTGTTTATTTTGAGGTTTCAGAACTTATTAGGGATTTTTTAGATACTGAATTTAATGGAGTTTATAATTCTTATTCTTTAATTGTAGAATCAACTATTAAGGCTTATAATTCTAGTGGTACTTTATTATCTACATCAGTACAAACAAACTTTGCTTTTGATAGTTATTCTTATTTTGAAGAACAAAATTTTGATTTAGACAATGTTTCTACTTTAATAACAAATAGAACTATTTACAATTTAGCAGATAATGTAGCGAGAATACCAGTTCACACTAAAAACAATCCTTTTATTTATTTTTATAGAAATGAAGAACTTATAAAGACTTTAAATTATACAGAAGACCCAGATGATACCGAACAACAAATTGTTTATGTTAGTCAAGTTGGAGAATTAAGTGATGATAATTATAGGGAAAGAGTTTTTGAAGATGGAGGTATTATTGAAGAAAGTAAATGTTTAAAAGATTTTATTGATAAGTTTGAATTGTATGGGGTTGATAAAATTGTAGTTACTGATGATTTAGGAAATAGAGATACAATTAAAATTATAATTTTAGATGAATGTAAATACGAGCCAAAGAAGTTTACATTTATAAATAAGTTTGGAGCATTACAAGATATTTATTTCTTTAAAAAGCAAGTGAATAAAATGAATGTTTCAAAAGAAAGTTATAATGCTAACACATTACTTGCTAATTACACTTACGATAGGTCTGTACATACAAAAAGAGATTTCAATATAAAAGGAAATGAATCTTTTACATTTAGTAGTGGTTACTTGAATGAAGAATACAACGAGGTATTTAAGCAAATGATGCTATCTGAAAAGGTGTGGATAACTAATATAACAGATACAGAAGAACAAGTATTACCTATCAACGTGAAGACATCTAATATCACTTATAAGACATCTTTAAACGATAGGCTAGTAGAATATACAATTGAGTTTGAAAACTCTTACAACGTACTAAACGACATTAGATAAATGCAAACTATTCAATTATACATAGAAGGTCAAAGAGTGGATATGTTCAAAGATGAATCTGTATCACTTACACAATCAATTCAAAATGTAAGAGATATTGCTAAAATCTTTACAGACTTTTCTAAAACTTTCACACTACCAGCTTCAAAAACAAATAACAAGATATTCAAGCATTATTATAACTTTAGTATTGAAAATGGTTTTGATGGTAGAACTAAAAAAGACGCTACAATTGAATTGAATCATTTACCATTTAAAGACGGAAAAATAAAACTAGAGGGGGTTGATTTAAAAAATGGTGTGCCTTATGCATACAGAATTACATTTTTTGGTAGTACAGTTGAGTTAAAAGATTCATTAGGAGAAGATACGTTAGCCTCTTTAGATTTAAGTGCTTTAAATAAAACATATTCTCCTAGCGAAATACAAACAAGTTTACAAGCAGACCCAAACACAACTCACGTTATAGCACCTTTAATAACACATACTAGAAGATTATTCTATGATAGTTCAAGTGGTCACGCTCACGATGATAACCATACTGGTAATTTATTTTATCAATCTGGAGCAGGACACGAACACGGAGTATTATGGTCTGATTTAAAATACGCAGTTAGGATACATAAAATAGTTGAAGCAATTCAAAACAAGTCTGAATATAACATTACGTTTAGCAATGATTTTTTTAACTCAAGTAACTTACCTTATTATAATTTGTTTATGTGGTTGCATAGAAAAAAAGGTAGTGTTGAAAATTTAGGTGGTTTACCTAGTAGTTCGGTAAATGAATGGAGTGTATCAACTCCTCCTTATAATACTGATACTAGAATGATTTCATCTACAACTTTAAGTGTTTTTGGAGATGTTAATTCGTATTCAATATTTAGTTTAATTTTAACAACTGCATCAACGGATAGTTATAGGGTTTCTGTTTTATTAGATGGTGTAGAGGTTTCTAATTCTGGAAATGTTAGTGGCACTTTTACTTTTGATAGTATCTTTTTAGATAATGGAGAATATACTGTTTATATTGAATCTGAAAGCACTATTGTTTTTTCAAACATAAGATGGAATATAGAATATGAACCGTATCCAGATTTATTTTATACAGATACTTTTGATACTGGTTCTTATACGTTCACTGCTACATTTCAATTTAACATATCTCAACAGATACCAGATATGAAAGTTATTGATTTTATAACTGGTGTATTTAGGATGTTTAATTTAACTGCTTTTGTGGATAAGGTAACAAATGAAATTATAGTAAAACCTTTGGATAATTTTTATTCAACTGGTAATACTTATGAGATTTCTAA